GCCCTACCATAAGGGCGCGTTACAGGCAGCGCATCAGGCTGTCCACCGGACACTTGCACTGCGATCGGTTCAAGTCCACCGGACATAAAAAAAAAGAACATCCGGTTGGATGTTCTTTATTTTTTGAAAGTAGTGACCTATTCTGATACGAAATGCACACCCTACCGACCTTTCGTGTAAAGGTTCAAAGGGTGTGCATTTTTTAATTATTCCACAAGACCACAAAGAAAGACCGCAAAACCCGTTTACCCCAAAAGGTGTGCGGTCTTGCGGTCTTACCCGTTTCGGTGCGGTTACGCTCCGACCTTGATTTCTGTGCCGTTGGCAAATGCAAAGGTGACTTCGCCGTTCCTGTGGACGATGGCCTTTTCAATCATTACCGTCCAGATGGTGTCGTTCCAGTCGTGCATCACCTCCGGCTGTTTCTTGAGGGTGCGGATATAAAGCGCCATCTTTTTGTCCTGCTGACTGCGGGAGGTGCGTAGGCTCTGCAACCTTTCCAGTTCCGCAGCCGCTTTCTCGTACCGTTCGGTGAGGGCTTCGTACTTTTTGAGGTAGGCTTCCTGGGACTGTGCCGTGGATGCGTTTTCCTTGACTGCCGCCTTGACCAGTTCGGCAACCACCTGGGTCTCCTCAAGTTGCCGTTCAATGTCGGCATCCAGTGTTCCGAAGTCCATCAGCTTCTGCCGCCACGCTTCGATTTCCTTTATAATCTGTACTCGATCCTGCATCATCAGATTGTAGGCTTTGATGAAAAGCCGCTGTATGGTTTCTGTGTCCAATGCAGGGGTGTGGCAGTGTTCCTCACTTGCGAATTTGCCGTTGCATTGCCAGATGGTACGGCGGTACTGGTCGGTGGAGTGCCAGACCTTGGGGCCAAAGAAGGCGCCGCAGTCCTCGCATACCAGTTTGGCAGAAAGAACGCTTTTGCCGCTGTAGGCTTTCCCCAGGGTCTTTCGTCTGGCAAACTCTGCCTGCACTTGCTCCCATTCGTCCGGCTCAATGATGGCGGGGTGGCTGCCCGTCACATAATACTGTGGGACTTCGCCCTCGTTGGGCTTCATTTTCTTTTCCAGAAAATCCACTGTGAACTTCTTCTGGAGCAGCGCATCACCCTTGTATTTTTCGTTCTGAAGGATACTGGTGACCGTAGTCTTGCTCCATTTTGCTTTGCCGCCCGGTGATGGGATGCCCAACTCTTCCAGGTACTTGCAAATGCCTGCCTGGGTCTTGCCCTCAAGGAAAAGGCCGTAAATCAGCTTCACAACCCTGGCTTCACTTTCGACAACCGCAGGTCGTCCGTCCTCGCCCTTTTCATAACCGAGGAAGCGTTTGTACGGCAGATGCACTTTGCCATCGGAGAAGCTCTTGCGCTGTCCCCAGGTGATGTTTTCGGAAATGCTGCGGCTTTCTTCCTGCGCCAGAGAGGACATAATGGTGATGAGCAGTTCACCCTTGCCGTCAAAGGTGTAGATACCCTCTTTTTCAAAGTAGCATTCCACGCCGTTCTCTTTCAGCTTTCGGATGGTGACCAGGCTGTCAACCGTGTTTCTCGCAAATCGGCTGACCGACTTGGTAACGATGAGGTCAATTTTGCCGTCCAGGGCATCCGTGATCATTTCTTTGAACCCCTCACGGCGCTTGGTGTTAGTGCCGGAAATGCCCTCGTCCGTGTAGACTTTTACGAACTCCCATTCCGGCTTGGACTGTATGAATTTGGTGTAATAATCAACCTGGGCTTCATAACTGGTGAACTGCTCATCGCTGTCCGTGGAAACACGAGCGTATCCGGCGACACGTCTTTTCCGCGCTGCCACCGAAGGCAGATGCGTCAGTGGGTTTATGGTTGCAGGTATCATTGTAACTTTAGGCATTCTGGTTCCTCCTTTCCAGGGCTTTTTGACGGGCTGTTGCTTTCATCTCGTCCGTCCAACTTTGTCGGCGTGAGCGGTCTTTCCATATCCGAGTGACCTCCGAGCCGTCAAAGAAGCGGAAAATCAGCACATTCCCGTTGCAGACCAGGATGCTCTTTATGAGCCTGCGGAGTAATTCCTCTGAAAAATCCACCTGTCCAAGCACTTCTGCGGTCACTGCCTGCAAGGTCTCTTCGGGGATCTGCTTGGAAGCACAGGCAGCTTTGCCCATCGAATTGAATGTACCGCAAACCCAGACGGGACCCGTTTTCGTGACCTTGCGCCGATAGTTCTTTCCGCAGCCGTCACAGACCAGGAGGCTTGTGAAAGGGTACGCTTTCTTGGGCGCAGGCTTCTTCAAGAACCGAGCCGCCCGTTGGGTTTTCTCTGCCTGCACCGCTTGGAAGGTCTCCATGTCGATGATGGCATCGTGGGCATCCTCTGCGTGGTACTTGGGCAGTTCACCGTTATTGATGATGGTTTTCTTGGTGATGTGGTTCTCACGGAAGGTTTTCTGTAAAATCAGATTCCCCGTATAGGTGTAGTTGCTGAGTATCTTTGAAATTACGGACTGACCCCATTGCTTTCCGAAGCGTGACGGGATGCCGTCCTCATTCAGTCTCTTGGCAATGGTAAGGTAGCCATCGCCGGAAAGGTACTCGTCATAAATGCGGCGGACAAGGTCTGCTTCCTCTGGGATAATCTCGTACCGACCGTTTTTCAGTCGGTATCCGAGCATAGCCCCGTTCCAGGGCATCCCTTCCTCGAAGTTCCGCTTGATGCGCCATTTCTGGTTCTCACTGGCGGATCGGCTTTCTTCCTGTGCATAGGATGCCAGGATGGTCATCATCAGTTCACCATCACCGCTCATAGTGTGGATATTCTGCTCCTCAAAGAAAATGTCCACCCCCCAGGCTTTGAAGTCACGGACGGTCTGTAGCAGCGTGACCGTGTTTCGTGCAAAGCGGGAGATGGACTTTGTAATCACCATATCGATTTTTCCGGCACGGCAGTCAGCGATAAGTCTCTGAAAATCTGCTCTGGATTCCTTTGTGCCGGTCTTGGCTTCATCAGCGTACACGCCGACATAGAGCCAGTCATCGTGATTCTGGATGAGGTCGCTGTAGTAGCTGACCTGTGCGGACAGCGAGTGGAGCATGGCATCCTTGCCGCTCGATACACGAGCGTAGGCTGCAACTCGCTTTTTCTGCTCCAGTTTCGGTGGTTTTGGTACAATAGTTATTGCTCTTGGCATTTTGTCACCTCCTCGTAGTGTGACATATTACCTCTGAAACCACTATATATCAAGTCAATCCCGCGATATAAACTACACGAAGATATTCCAAATTTCTCGCCCTGCATTGTATCAATTATGGCGTAATCCTCTGGGGTTAAAATCCCCATCGACAGCATCCTTTTTGCCTGGAGCATAGATGCCAGGTAGCGTTCCAGTCTGGCACGGTAATCATCAGTCACGGGCTTCACGCTCCTCTCCGAAGCGGTCAGAAATGTAGCAGTTGTGACTGCAATATTTACGCTCTTTATTCCCGTATGCGGTGAAAGGCTTACCGCAGTGGGCGCAGGTGTAGGCATAAACAGCTTTCCGATCCACGCAGTCTGGGTGGCTGTTCCACCAGGCAGTCCGGCAGGCATCCGAACAGAACTTCCGAGGTTTCTGCTTGGGGATGATTTTTATCAGCTTTCCGCAGTGTTTGCAGGCAACCGTGTTCTTTGCCGCATCACCCAGACCGTTGCGGCGGCAGAATGAGCGTACTGTATTATCTGAAATACCGAGCATTTCACCGATTTTTACATAACCGATGCCCTGTAAACGCAAGGTTTTGATTTGTTCTTTCTGCAAATCCGTCATAGTGGGTTCCTCCAATCCGAGGGGCTTCCTCACTACCCACTGGAGGTGAATTTGCCGTTTGGCCGAAAAACAACACGGATTTTTGAGCAAAAAAATATAGCCCACCGAACCGCTATGGCTCGATGGGCTTCGTGGTTAGTTGGGGATCTTCAGCTTCCAACCGCTGTAGATGACATTGGACTTCAGACCATTGAGGGTCTTGATTTCGGGGTATCGGCTGCCTTTGCCCAGATACAGGGCGGCAATATCCCAGAGGGTATCACCCTTAACCACCGTATGGATGCGGTAGTCGTCAGTGCCGGATTCGGTTGCTCCCTCCACAGGATAGATGGCCACACCATCATTGGTGAACACATAGGTGCCGGGGTTCTTGTCCGCAGCCGCCTTTGCATTGGCGAGGACGCGGTAAGCACCCACCTGGGATTTGCTGTCCTTCCAAGTCTTACGCACACGGTAATAGCCGGAAGTCAGCTTTTCAGGATAGGTCACCACAGGCTCGGCAGTGTCCTCTGTGTCCTCCTTGGTATTGGCAGCAAGCAGAGCCTTGACCTCGGCGCGGAAGGTGTCCATGCTCTTGCCGTGCTTCGGGAACCAGTGCATCACATCACCGTGGTTGGATGCGACACCCTGCTTGTAGCCCTCGGAGTGGCAGATGATGTTCTGCTCGGTCAGACCATATTCTTTGCAAAGGTAGGCACAAAGTTCGACGGCCTCACGGTACACCTTCTGGAAATAGGTGTAGTCCGTAAGAC